CGGGTTTCAGCGTCAGGCTCAGAACGTGAGTTACGTACTGACGGAAGGCAACCTTGTACGCACCAACCTTTGCGGCGTGGTTTTCGGACGCACAGAACTGCGTCATGTCGAATTGCTCGAAGGGGCCGTCGGCGGCGAGGCCCTGCATCCGAACTTCTAAGGAACGCGGGAAGCCGATGTCATCGTCTGGCTGTTGACGCCAGAGCATCTGTGCCGTGATCGGTTTGCGGTCCTCAAGTGGGATGTACGCAATCGAAAAACCGTCGGGAAGGACGTGATCTTCGGTGAACGTGTACTCGAACGCGATCGCGTCGGTGTTGATCGTGCCATCCGCGTTGGATGGGATGCGGGGGCGGAGACCTTTCTTGCCGTTCTCGTCGCTAACTCGCAGCAGGAAATAGGTGCTGACTTCCTCCAGCCAGGTCTCAAGGTTGCTGGAGTCTTTGAACTCGCCGTTGTAAAACAGGCCGTTGGTATCGCAGAAGGTGGCCGCCGCCTCCATTGCAGTTAGATCCAGCAGGTCTTCGGGGAAGCGGCTGCTCTGGCGGATTAGATAAAGCGCGAGATCGACGACGTTGTTGCTGGGGCCGGTTACATCGTCGAGGATTCGGGTGACATGCATCCCGCCGCGCACGAAGGCATGAACCTGTTTGTCCCAGGTGTCGTCTCCGTCGGCGTGGGTGTTCTCATAGCTGAGGGTCGTCAGTTCGCTGTAACTGCCGTCGGTCCCGCAGTAGTACGGGCAGTCCCAGGGAGTTGTGCCCGAAACGACGGTGACTGAGTTGCCGGGAGTCCACGAGCCGGCCTGCTGGTCGTAGACCTGATTCCAGGTGCCTACGCGGCAGGCACGCTGGAATACGTCGCGCAGTTGAAGTTGATCGAGCTGGCCCTCGCTAAGCACCAGTCGGAGTTTTACCGTCAGTTCGTTGGTGCTTGCGTTGTTTGAGTAGTTGGCGGCGGTGGCTGAAGGGCTGACGAATACTCCGCCGATATCGTCAACCCGGCGGCCGAAGACGATGGGGACGGGGTCGCCAATCGTTACTGACTTCTGGCGAGAGTCGAGCTGCGTCGTTCCTTCGGCACCACCCGTCACCAGCTCGGGCTGGATTAGGCCGCTCTGGTACGCGATTAACGAGTTCGGAACTAGACGCTCGCTCATAAACGCAGAGGCGCTCCAACCAGAGAGGTGGTGTAGTTACGGGGTGGGACTTGAGCGCCCACAGGAGCGAGGCTCGGTCCTAAGGATACGTTCAGCTCAGTGAACGAGCCAGCTATGCCGATAACTTCGCCTACAAAAATCGCAATCCGCGTCTGAGACGATTGAGGCGCCTGTTGTGACAACGAGGAATCGAAGTCGTAGACCTGGACTTCACACAAACGGTTCTCGTTCAGTGCCGTGCGGAAAAGGTCCACTGCCAGTGTTGTGGCCGGTACGGTGACGGTTACGTCGTTGCCGCTGCTGCCACTGACGCTGAGTAGACCATTGACGCTGAACGGGTTGTAGCTCCACGTGGCGCTGTCCCAGGTAATCGTCTGGTTGATGTAGTAGCTCTGCCAGCGGGCGTAGGTGGTGCTGGTGTCGAAGACACGCAGGTAGTGGGCTTGTCCTCTGCTAAATGCCATTACCCGATACCTGCGTAGCGACGGCCGCCGGGGGTCCGGTTATTTCTCAGCATTGTATCGGCGAAGGTTTGGAGCGCTTGTTCCAGGTCGCCTACTGAGACGTAGTTTTGGCCGTTCTGGCGCATCACAGGACCGGTGCGGATGTTGATGTTGACTGGGCCGGAGCTGGGGCCGCCATCGCCGGCGGTTGGGATGGCTGCGCTGCCACGGGCGCCACTCAAATAACGCATCGAAAAGCCCTTGGCCTTCGAGGCCGGGACCACATACTCGGATTCGCCGCCCTCGCCGATTAGTCCCAGTGTGGGGCGGTTGACTATGCCGCCGTCGGCGAAGGCTTGGAAGCCGCCCGACATGTAGGCGCCCTTGGCTGCGCGAGTGACGGTGCCGCCGGATTTACCTCCGCCGGCTTTGGCGGCATTCAAAGTGTTTTGGGCACTCACCGCGCCACGTATCTGAGCTGCGGCATTCGCTGCCTGAGCCGCAACATTCGACATGGCTGTAGCCATGAGGTAGGTCTTCTGTGTGCCAACTTCGATTACGCCAACGATTTGCTGACCGCGTTCGGCTGTAAATATTGCCTCCTGCTTAGCAGCGGCCAGCGCGTTAGATAGACGTAGAGCCTGGTTCTCGGAGAGACCGATTTCTTCGCTGACGAGTTTTTGCTCCAGGCGGGTTTGGGCGGCGAGGATCTTGTTCTCTAATTGTGTTTTTGCTGTTTGACGTTGTACTTCGCCGATCTCTCGCTGGACAGCAAGTTGTTTTTCAACCTCGACAATGATTTCGCGTGTCTTGTCTAAATAACGAGCAGTTGTCTCGTCGATTCGCTTGAAGCTGGCTGCACGCAGCTCGGCGTCTGGTTCCAGTTCGGCGGCTAGGCGGGCTTCGTCTGCCTTGAGCAGAATTGTTTCTTGTGCAAGGCGGTATTGCTCCAGCTGGATCTCAAGTTTGCGTTCTTCGGCCGCAATACTTTCGAGTTGTTGTTGGTACTCAAGCTTGGCTGACTCGACCTCGGTGTTGAACATTGCGATTGCAATGTCGAGGCGCTCTCGCTGGCTTTGTGCATATTTGTATGCACGCTCCAGGCGGGTTTGCTCTAGTTGGTTGAGGGCGAGTTCGGCCTCATAACGTGCTTTCGATAGGGCTAAACCGCGATCGACTGCGGCTTGCTCTTTTTGGATTCTGTCTTCGGCGCTCTTGAGAATTTCGTCGTAGGAAGACTTAAGTTCCTTGGCTAATTTTGCTGTTTGTTTTGTTATTTCGACCTGCTTTTCCTCTGTGTCGAGGAGTTTTAGGGATGCCTCGTACTGTTTTTGTTTTTCGGCGTTAATTATCCGCTGGTTTGCAATCAGCTGTTCTTCAGCCTTAAAATACGCTGTTTGGTCTGCACCGAAGAATGCCGGTCCGCTGGCTTGGCGGCGTTGTTGTACCAGCTCACGTTGGCGAGGATCTTGGGATTGGAGCGCTTGCTGAAGCAGAACTCCGCTTTCGATGCCTGCCGTTAGAGCTTGGAGTATTCCTGTGCTGTTGATCAAGTTGGCGACGCCGGCCTGCATCTGAGTCATTGCCTGGCCGAATACCTCCCGCAGTCGCGTGGAGTCATCGCCAAACTGCCGAAGAGCTTCGACACCTTGCTTACCGACAAGGTTTTCAAGTTCGGCGGTGGCTACGGCGAGAGCTTCCTCGGATCGCTCCAGGGCTTCGAGTTTTTTGATGTACTGGCCCGTGACGGTGGAGGCTCCACCCAGTGCGTCAACAAGACGGTCGAGGTCTGCTGTTGCTGGATTTAAGGCTGCTCCAAGTTCGCCGGCGCTGCTGATGAAGTCGTCGAGGATGCCGCCGATGGCCGAACCCAGAATTTGACCTCCGAAGCCCATTCCAGGTCCGAAGGATCCGAGTAGGCCGCCCGCAACCTCGCCGGCTCCGCCTCCGAACAAGAGGGGGAAGCCCACGCCAAGCATCAGGTTTTCTTGTAGACGCGCTCGTGCGTTCTGTGCACCCACTGCAGTTCTTCTAGCTGCCTCTAGCGCTCTTGGACTTCCGGGTATATCGACACGACCTCGAATTGGAGAACTCGGAGCTGTTCTGCCCGCATTGCCTCGCATTGAAGGTGGCAGAGCCGGACCCTGAACAGGTCCCAAGCCCTGCATAATGTCCATCTGTCTATTGACACGTGCTATTTCTCGTTGCAGTGTCCGATAGTCAACACTACCTGCTTCAACCAGATTAAATACGCGGTCTAGCTCTGTGCCATACGCACGAAGTCCGGCGATATTTCTTGGTAGCTCTTTGCCTAAAGCCAGCACACTTTTTGTAAGTCCGCTGGGACCCTGGGATTCTGCCGTAAGGCCGCCTGTAGCAGTTCGTGTGTATAACTGGTTGAGAGTGTCTAAGCGCTCCAGTTCGGCTTTAACGAGTTTATTTGTAGCTTTTTCAGCGGCTTTTATAGAGTTTGTATACTCGTCGGAGCCTGTTTTTGCGTTGGCAGCTACAGTTCTGAACGTAGTTAATTGCTGGTTTAAGCCGGCAACAGATGTGGCGAATTTTGCTGATCTTGTATTCCCGTCTGCGTAGGCTTTTACTAAATCGGCTAGCTCATTTTTTGCCTTGCGTAGTTCCTCTGCTGCCCGTCCCCCGAATAAGGTCGGTACGGGTTTTAGCTGCTTAATTAAGCGCGTAATAGAGGAAACTCGATCCTCGACCGTGCGTAAGCCGTCAAGACCGTTTACACGTAGGTCAATTACGGCTGCATAGCCGGCCATGTATCTGCGCCTAGACGTTGGTTTCAGTCTATCCCGCAAAAAAGCCGCCGGGTTAGTGGCGGCCGCGTTTTGCTTTTTCGATCGCCTTACGTTCCTCGTCCGCTTGGATGTTGAAGTAGGCGTTCCAGCCCAAGATCTCCGTGTCCGTCATGCGGGTGCGGATCTCTTGCAAGGTCATCCCCAGTTCCTTGGCGACGTAGAACTGGAGCATTAAAAAGTTGTCCTTGCGGAGCTGGGCCTCAAGCGCTTTTGGTGTCCAATTCCTCCGAATCGTCGGTCAGGATGGCCAGCATCAGGGACTGGAGATCCTTGTCCTTGACTTCGTTCTTGAGGATGTCGATCTCGCCAGGCTTGAACAACTTGGTGCCGTTCTCGTCGCAGGCTTTGCTGATCAGCAGTTGAAGAGCGAAGGCTCCAGCGTCGTCGGATTTGGCCTGTTTTTGGGCGCGTTCGCGCTCGGCCATCGTCATCGGGGTGACCCACATCTCAAAGATTGAACCGTCGCTGAGTTCAACTTCTTTTTTGGCGGGCTCCAGATTCGCGGCCTTGCGAAGACGGTCCAAGGCGCTGAGCGAGGCTGCAGCAGGCATAACTTTGACTGGTATGACTGTTCTAATGTAGCGGACTAGAGACAATAAAAAACCCCGGCGGTCAGGCCGGGGTAGCTGGTTTGGATAACCCAGAGAGTTATCAGGACTTGCTGAGGTCGAAGGTGGGTGCCTCGCTGGGACGGAAAGCGATTTCCACGCTCTGGCCGTCGTCGGGGTTCACGCTCAGGCTGGCCGAAGTCAGAATCACGGGGACAGTGATCGAACGGCTCTGGGTGTCGTCCACGCTGCCGCCGCTGCTGATGCGGTCGATGTAGAGCTTCATCGTGGCACCAGATTGGGAACGCTGGATCACGTCCTCGATCATTCGGCTGGTCAGCGTGGTGTCGTCGTCGGTCGTGTAGACCGTGGCGGAACCAGAGCCGTCGGCGAAGCCGGTGATGTAGCTGCGGAAAGGAGCGTATTGACCGATGGTCTGACCGATGGTGGTCACGTCGATCTCGCTGCGGGTGATCTCAAAGGACCATTCGCGTACCGATCCGACAACAGCCGGAGCTGCATACTCGACCTGGAAGGCGTTGGGCGAAACCGCAGTGCCATCGTCGGTGATGGTGATCGTCGAACCACCCGAAGTTGCAGACACCTGCAGCACACCAGTGCTGGCGGTGTAGGCAATCACGTAGTAGGTGGTGCCTGAGGTGATGCCGGCGGGCAGGGTGCCGGTGCCGGTTGCGCCAGTGTTGACATTAACCACGCTGAAAACAACGGGGTCGCCCACCTTGAAGTTCAGGTAGGAAGCAACAGTGATTTCGTCGTCAGCGACGGTAACGGCGCTTTCGGCGAAGGTGGCTTTGGTGCCAGCAGGGGAGTAGTACAGGGCGCCGGAGGTGCCCGAAAGGACGGTGGCCATGGGTAGTACCTATGGATAGACAGAACGCGGGCACTGCCCGGCTTAGTACAGGTTAGCTCCAGTGGGTAGGTGTTAAGAAATAACCTGCGACTTGAAGCTAGCTTCTATTCGTGAAATAAAGAAAGGCGTAAATGCACGGCGAGACTGTTGATCAGGGGTGGTGCCGCCGAAACTTGGGCTGAAGCTGGGGCCATTGATGGAACCCAGGCGGGTGTAGACGCCGCTCGTGGGTTTTGCGGTGTTGTTGATCGCGCCAAGGGTGGTGAAGGCGGTATCGACCAAAGTCTGATTGCGGGCGGGACCTTTGCCCTTTTCTGTGTAAGTGCGGATCACGATTGTTCCACGCACCATGTCGTGGCTCGTGGTCAATGTGGGTTCGGTTGTTAATCCGAATTGGATGTTGATGTGAACGTATTCATCGACGCTGTCTTGGTTGTCGTTGATGACGTTGTCGAAGTAAACCGGGACAGCCGGGTCTAAATCGTTGTAGGCCGTGAGCAGGCTGGCTTCTAAGGAGGCGCGGATTGCTTGGTAGTTCATTCCGGTTTGGCGAGGCGGATACCGCGCTCTAGCGCTTTTTGCATTTTGCCTCCTTCCGCAAACAGCGGATACCAGTCCAGGGGTGCCGTACTGCTGGAATTGCCCTCACCTGTAACGTCGCCACGCTTACCCTTTTCGGGACGACCGCCTGTGGCTACTACCTCACCTTGAGGACCGTAACCGGGATTTCTGAATTGTTCTCGGGGTACGTCTACAAGATCCAGTGCAATAGGAGCGTGTTTGGCCACGTTTTCGATAATAAATTTTGTCACTCTTGTGGCTTCTTTTTTAGTTGCTGATAGCCGGGGTACGTCGTTAAGAGTATACGGGTATGAACCCTCTTTAGATCCCGCTGATGGAGAATGTGCGATCCAGCTATCTTTGAACTCGCCTCCCCATTCGGGACCAGCGTCTGCCAAGCCGTTCATTATTTCTTTTGCAGAGTTACGCGCTGCGCTATTTACCCAGGCATAAGCGTCACGTAATAAATCGCGTTCCAGGTTCTTAGCCATTACTGCGGCCTCAGCAGGATCGTGTGGACAATCGGGTTTTCGCCGCGAGATGTCTTGCAGCTGATGATGCGGCCGGTCTTAGTGACGCTGTTCTCGACGTATTGGATGCGGTCGCGGA